AGATTATGCAGAAGATAATTGGTTCCAAGAACCAACAACTGATATACCTTTGTGGCAGAGGTTTAGAAATAACTTATAAAGTATTGACATATTAATCAAAAATCTTTATAGAAGACTAATTAATATTTTTTTGGAGAGATTGTGCCAGAAGTTTTAGGATATTCATACTCAATAACACCAGACGCAACGCAGCCTAAAGATGCGTATATGCAAGCCACAGCAGATATTAGACGTATGCGAGAGCGTAAAGGTGCGTATTCTACTTTTGTTACTAGGGGGCAAAGAGCTACTGGTAAAGATGTTTTAGGATACTATGGCAGACAGCCTGATTATGTTCCACCGCAAGCTACAATTAGAGATCAGTTTGATTTACCTAGCGTTGTTACCCCTGGTGCTTACAGTGGTTTTGTAGGGCAACTTGCAGCCCCAGGAGGAAGGACTAGCAGATATTTAGGCGGTGATCTTGTAACCACAAGAGGAAAAGAATTTATGTATGGTTCTGATTATTCTTCTTATTTAGAAAATGTAAGAGCTAGTCAGCCAGAACAGTTGCGTGGACAAGATTTTGAAGGACAAAAATTTAAAAGATATGAATATAGTACGGGTGGTAGGGCTGTAAGCTATTCAACATTAGCAACATCGGAGTACAGTAGATATTTAGATACTATTATTGATAGATATTTTGAAACTGGATATGGAGATTTTCGTACTCAACAAACAGATAGAGATTATACTTACAGACAAAATTATGTTCCACCAGCATCAACAGGTGCTACTCCAACAGCGAGTGTTGTTACTGAAACCCCAGACCCTGAACCTAACGGCGTTTTTGAGAATCTAGGAGATAAAATTGCAGATATTTTTGGATGGTAATTATGGAAGCTAGTGATTTAATTAAAATGTATTCAAGAGAAAAGGGAAGCTCTGAAAGGGCTAACTTCAATACTCTTTATGAAAGTTGTACTGAGTTTTGTAATCCTCGAAACGATACTATTCTTGGTAAAAAAACTAAGGGAGAAAGAAAAGACGCTGCTCGTATTATTGATATTGGCATTAAGGCTAGACGTATGTTTACGGCTGGAATGATGAGCCATTTGTTTCCGCAAGGCCAGCGTTGGTTGCGTTTGATAACTGTTGATCGTGATGTAATGGAAAACGATAATGTAAAACGTGCGCTAACCAAAGCTTCTAAAAGATTTATTAATGCTATTGAAAACTCTAATTTTTACGAAGAGATGGGGCAATGCATTGACCATTGTGGTTATATCGGAACGACTTTAATTTACACTGAAACTGACAAGAAAAATCTAATAAATTTTCGTAGTCATTTTATTGATAAGTTTTATTTCTGCGAAAACTATCAAGGATTAGTAGATACTGTTATTCGTGAGTTCACTTTAACTGGAAGGCAAGCTTTACAGCAGTTTGGTAAAGATTGTCCAGAGGTTATTTTGAATGATGTTTCAAAAAATCCTACCAGTAATAAAGAATACACATTTATTCATGTAGTAATGCCTCGTAATAATTACACGAAAGATACAAATGATAAAAAGCAAAAATCTGTTGCTTCTTATTATGTATGTTTGACCTCAAAGAAAATTGTTATGGAGTCTGGTTTTGATGAGATGCCTTACTCGGTTGGTCGATTTTACAAAACAAACTATGAAAAGTATGGGCGTTCACCTGCTTCAGAAGTAATTAATACTTTGCCTTTGATTAATCGGATGGAAGTGTCACGGATTCGTGGTGCAGAACGTGTATCCAATCCACCTTGGTTAGCTCCTAATGATGGTAGCGTTAGACGTATTAGTAACGATCAGGGTTCTATTATTTATTGGGATGCAAGCAATCCTTTGTCTAAGCCAGAACAATTAATTCCTAGAGATAACGTGATAGTTAATGATGCTATGATTCAAAAGAAAGAGGAAGAGATATTGGATGCCTTTTACATTCCTATGTTTAATCCTTTATTGAATCGTAAAAACATGACTGCATCTGAAACGCAAGAACGCTTAAATCTTTCTTTGCAGTTTCTTTCTCCAGCAGTAAATCGTTTGAATAAATATTTTGTTAAGCCTACCTTGGAAAGAGCGTTCGGCATTATGTATCGCAACGGGAAGTTTCCAGAGTTAAATATCCCAGAGCTTTCTGGTCAAAGTATTGATTTTGATTTGGTTGGTAAAGCATCTATTGCTGCTAGACAAATCGAGTTGTTTGGAACAATGACAGCAATGCAACAAATGGCGGTTGTTGGCCAGGTTAAACCAGATATTTGGGATAACATTGATGCAGACCGTACGGCTCGTTTTATTCAGGAAGTGAATTTAGTTCCTATTGAGTTGCAAGCTTCTGAGCAGGAAGTTATGCAAAGCCGTATGCTTAAAGCTGAAATGATGAGACAGCAGATGGAAATGCAACAAATGCAAGCTGAAGGTGATTTCTTATCTAAAACTACTAAAGCACCTGAAGAGGGTTCACCTGCTAATTTAATAAATGAGGAAGAAGAGTTTTAATGGATATAATTGATAAAGTTACCTACGATTTTCAGTGGGATAACGAGAAGGATTTATCAGAGGAAACACGAAAAGCTTTTATTTCGGTCTTTAATTCAGAAGATTCTGATGCCCTACTCGTTGCTCGATACCTAGTGCAGATTTGCAAATGGAATGATTTGAGTGAGTATAGTGACCCTATTATTGGGGCAAAAATTAGTGCGTTAAAAAATGTAATAATGTCTATTAAGAAGCAGTTGAATCAAAAGGAAATAGAGAGGGAAGATTATGAGTGAAGAAGTAACAGAAGAAGTGGTGGAGACACCAGCAGAAGAGGTAGTTGAGGAAACTAAAGAGACACAACCAGAGTCGTTTGTGGCTTCGATGCTCGGTCAAATCGAGGACAATGAGATAAAAGAAGCTGGCTTTTGGAAAAATTTGGAGGGAAAAGATGCTACAGAAGTTGGGAAGTATATTAAAGAGCTTCAGGGTTTTGTTGGTAAAAAAGGTGATATTCCTAATTCTGAAGCTTCAGAAGAAGATTGGGCTGAGTTTCATAAAAAACTAGGTTGGTCCGAAAATCTTGATGATTATGATTTTGGGATGAGCGATGAGTTTGTTGAAATTATTGGTGAAGATTCTGTAGATCATTTTACAGGTGTAATTGATACTTTGAAGCAAAGTTTACATCAGCAAGGTTTGAATCCTGATAAAGCAGAAGGTGTAGTAGATTCATTTTTAGAGTTTACCGCTAAAGATTTGCAAGAGCGAAATTCTGCTATGGAAGAAATCAATAAAGAATCTGATCGTGAATTGCGTAAAGAGTGGGGCGATGGATATGATTCTATTCTAAATGGCATTAAGGTAATGCTCCGAGCTAATGGTATGTCGGAAGAAAGTATTGAGGCTATGCAGGATTCTGGAGTTTTGACTGAGCCAGACTTAGCTTTAACTCTTGGTAAAATTTCTTCTAAGTTTGAAGATGATCCAGAAATAGGTTATGCTCATACTAATACTATAGCGGGGATAAGAGATCAGCTTATTGAATATCAAACTCAGGTTGAAGCTCATATTAAAGCAGGTAGTAAGATTCCACCTCATATTTATGAAAAATGGCAATCATTAAGAGAAAAGCTTGGTGAGGATTTGTAAAAATATATTTGACAGAGTTTCAAAGTTCTGTTAAGACAGCACGCAACGAAGGTGGATAATCGTAAGACCCACCTAAGTTGCCGTCAACCCAGACGTTAACTGGTAGGCAAGACCTCCTTTGGAGATAATCAGAGCCGATTAGTTGTGTTAATTAATTGAGCCAATATTAAAAAAGGAGATTATAATGGCTGCAAATAAAATAGATACTGCATTTGTAAAGCAGTTTGGAAATACAATCGACTTGCTCACCCAGACTAAAGGTGGTAAGTTCACAGGCAAGTGTCTGGAAGAATCAATCGAAGGTGAAGAAAAGTTCTACGATCAGTTGGATAGCATTGTAGCTACAGAAGCTACTCGTTCTTCTGAGTCAAGTGGAACAAACACATTTGCTAACTCACCTGATAACTTCATTGAACATAAGCGTCGCCGGGTATCTGCTACGCCTTATGACATTGGATTGATGCTTGATCGTTTCGACAAAGTTGAAATGTTGGTTAATCCTGAGTCTCAATATGTTCAGCAGATGGCACACGCTCTTAACCGCAAGAAAGATATTGAGTTCTTGAAGGGTGCATTTGGTGCTGCAAACACTGGCAAGGACGGTAGTACTACTGTCAACCTTGGTGTTGATAACATCATTACTAAGAATGAATTAGCTACTGGTGATGCTGCTGCTAAGTTTACTCTTGAAAAGATTATTGAATCTCGTCGGATTCTCGAAGCTGCTGGTGTTGATCTTGATGATCCGCTAAACAAAGCGTATATCGGTATTACACCTAACAACCTTCACAATCTTCTTCAAGATGACAAGGTTAGCTCTAGTGACTATTCTGCTGTAAAAGCGTTGGTTCGTGGCGAGCTTAACAGCTACTATGGGTTTGAGTTCTGCGTAAGCAACTTGATTCCTTTCATGGTGGCTGATGAGACTTCTGTAAACTTGGCATGGAATGATGATGGTTCTCACACCTCAAATGCTGCTGGTGATAAGCCTAAGCCTCCTGCTGCTGATGACAAGACTCGGGCTTGTTTTGCATGGGTTCATTCTGGTATTCGTCAGGTAACTAATCCTGGAATTGAAACAGAAATCGACAAGCGTGCTGATAAGCGTTTCAACTGGTATGCTTATGCTGCTATGCGGACAGGTGCTGTTCGTATGGAAGAGGATAAGGTTGTTGTTATTGCTTGTGATGAGTAATTAACTTGGAGGCTTCTAGTGACCTTCTCCACTAGTGTAAGTCCTCCTTTTATTTTTTTGGAGGCGTAATGTCACTTAGTAAAATTGATATTTGTAATCATGCGTTACTTAAAGTAGGTGCTGATACTATTGCCTCTTTAGATACAAGTACCACAGAATCTGATGGAACAAACCGCAAAGCTGTTTTATGTAAGATTCTTTTTAACCAATCATTAGAAGAAATAGCTCGTTCTTATAATTGGAACTGCCTTACTAAAAGAGCAAAGCTGGTAAAATTAGCTGATGCACCTGAATTTAAATGGGATTTTAAATATCAACTACCTGGTGATTTTTGTCGTTTAATTAATTTATATGATAACAAAAATGCCTATGATGATGGAACCGAATGGGTTATAGAGGGTAAAACTGTTTTGTGTAACCATGAAGAGGTTTATATTAAATACACTCATATTCCAGAAGATGTATCGATATTAGACCCATTAGCAACACAAGCATTAATATGTAAACTAGCTATTAAATTATGCACTCCATTACAGTTGGATGATAAGATGGCTAGAAATATTCTAGAAGAGTTGTTAGCAGTTGTAATGCCAGCAGCTAGAAGTATTGATACAATC